AAGAAGATCGTAGGATCGGAGCTTCGCCAGTAAGCAAAGCAGTCATGTAATTAGTTGAATAAGACAAAGGCCCACCTAAAGGAGATGCCTTTCTTATTGACGACTGAAGACCAGTCATCCCATTCATTTTTTGTAGAGTTAATTTCTTTTGAATAGGATCTATCTCAATTTCTGGATGATGTATTTCTGCGTGTTCAAAAAGAAATTCAACTGCATTTCCGTTTGGCATTGCTCTTTTCGCTGTATTGATAAATGCAGTAGGCAAGCCTTTTAAGCTTTTACTTTTTATGACCTGTTCGATCATTTTCTTGGTATCAGCCTCATCGTAAATAGGTGCTACTTTCCAAGCATCGTTATCAATAAATTTTGGATGAACAGTAGAACTTCTTGAAAAAGTTTTATACTGTAGTTTGCTAGATGTATTGGTATCACTGGTATTTTCAGTATTACCTCCTTCGGGTGGTTTGTAATTTGGATCTTTGATTATTGGTAATTCAGGTAATTTGTCTTTTGTTATCTCGTCAAATCTAGTAATAAAATCTTTTTGAGTATCAGCAATAATTGCGCTTTGTTCTTCAGGTAATAACTCCGTTCTTCCTTCTTTCCCTTGTGCATCCCTAAAAGCACTTTGCAGCATCCTGTAAAACTCATCTTGAACTACTCCATAAGCTTGAGCTTTTATCGTTTCATAATTTGCATAATAAAATTTCTTATCTAACATCAGCCCTGGATTCTCTTGTCTAAATTTTCGATTAATAGTTCCTATTTTTTCGGGAAACAAACTTCCGACCTTTGCTTCTGTCACTCTCTTAACCGCAGTTCTAACTTCAGTGGCGTTCGTACCTTTCGTTAGTTCTTGTTGTTTCCTCTTGCTTAGATCAGAAACATCTTTCATTGTTTTCCGATATAGCTCTGCTAATTCTTGTTTTCCATATCCCTCTGCTTTTCCTCCAGCAAACAAAGATTGCATCCTTGTCCTTGCTTCTGCGGGGTCGTAGTTGATAGCTAATGTGCTTTCTAATTCTCCATATACATCATCAATTCTCGATACTTTGAAATCAAATAAAGCAATATCTGTATCCCTAGCATCTATATCTTTTAAAACTAATTTTTTCTCTGTTTGACTTAATCCATCACTATCAGCCATGAAAGCTGCAACAGCCTTATCATATTCAGGGCTACCCTTAACTGTTCCTGTGATTGCATCTTCATGCTTATCCATCGCTGCCTGCTTATTAATCTCAAAATCTTTTTTATTTAGCTCATATTTAGCTTTTGATACTCTTACATTCTCTAAAAGCATTTCTGTACTAAACCAATCACCAGCGTATGTTGTCTCTGTTTCACCTTTATCATTCTTCTTTTGACCAATAACTATCTTTGCAAGTTGAGAAATAATTTGATCTTTATTACCAATATCACTTCCTCTAACTTTCCCAACTAAACCAACAATTACATCCTTCTTAAATTCAGTAGGCTCCAATGGAAGACCAAGCTGTATAGCTTCTTGATTAAGAATATCTCCCAATAATGAAGGTAAATTCGTGTAATTCCCTGGGTTGGATTCCAGGTAAGTTTGTGCAGTAGTGAATAACTTTGCCTGAGTTTGTGCGTTCTGTTTGTACTTAAAATATTTGACATTAGCTTTTAAATGTTTATCTGAAATCTTCAGCCAACTCTCATTTACAGCAGGAAGGAAATTATCAACAAAACCTGCCCTGCTTTCATTCAGTAAATATTTATTAGACAACTCATTAACAACTTTTGCTTTTATTGCATTAACTCTTTGATCTCCTGGATCAAGACCAATAATGTCTTTTGCGACAGCGTTGTACTGCCGAGTCATTTCACTATTAACTTCTAATCCAGCAAGTTCGGAGAGCCTTTTCTCCATTGCAACCCGCCTAAACGGATTGACTTGATCCATCAGCAAAGCAGATTCCAGATTATCCTTGGCTACCTTTTTCTGAGTTTCAGTCCATTCCTGACCACTTTCTAATTGCTGCTTTTTAAGATTATAAATTGCTTTATCAACTTGATTTTTTCCTTCAGTTTCTTGAACACTTTTATAAACCTGCGCTCCAGAGCTAATAGCTCCAGAGACTTGTTTCATAGAGTTCGCCCATTCAGTAAAGCTGGTATACCCTTGAACATTTTGGACATTTCCACGCTGAATAATATTGACTCCTTTTACCTGCGGAGCCATTTGAGGCTGCGTTGGCACACCAGGTTGCTGTGATCTAAAACTAAGGAATTTAGATACTGGCTGTGCAGCAGGCTTTAATTGATTTTTAGGAAGTTCTTTGACCATTTACGTTAAAGCGGCGTAAGTACTAGCACCAGTAGAAACACCACCAGCGAGCGAACCGACAATCGCCGCCCCCAAGCTTGGAGCGCTACCAACCATTGAAGGTGGAACAGCAGAAATAAGTGTTGGTAATGGTGTAAATGGCTGGATTGGATCTTGATATTCTTTTTGCTGGTAGAACTGTTGACTGTTGTATTGATTTAAATATTTAGTAATAGCACCTGCTTGCTTATTCGTGTATTGCCTTTCCTTGAATCCTTGATTGATATTTTGTAAAGTTTCAAAATCACCTACTTGACGGCTGTAATCATTAATTAAACGGTCAATAGATTTACCACCAGTCGCACCAGCCGCTACAGCACTTTTCGCCTTTAATGCTTGAACTTTGTATTGCATAAGAGAAACAGCATCAGCCATTGCTTCTTGCCTAAATGCCTCGTTGTATGCGGCACTTTCTTGCATGTAATCCGCACCAGCAGACGATCTAACCCTTCCAACTTCTTCTGCACTCGCTATAGCTGTACTTAGTTCGTAGTTTCTTAGTTGATTTGTATAAGCAAGTTGTTGTCCATAATTAATTCTTTCTTGCCAAAATTTATATTGATTATTTAAGTCAGTTTGAGAAGCTTGTTGTCTTGCTGACCATCTGGCGTATTCATCGGAAACTTTCTTGTAAGCAACCTGATTAACGTAATCCTGCTTCTTCCCTTGATACGCAAGAAGTCCACTTAAAACACTTGAACCTCCAGCAGCGAAAGCAGCAACAGCAGCAGGGCCAGCCATTATGCAGCCCTCCAGAATTGACAGAACTCTGCATCAAATGGGCCAAATGGTTCTGGTTTTGCAACCGTGAAACCTAAATACTTAAGCCATCTAATTGACATTTTGTTTTTAGAAAAAACATGATTACCGATTGGCTTGCCAACCTTTTCTAAACAAGAGTCTACCCATTTACGACCCTGTAGACAAAGTTGTAGTCGGTGATTCTTTGTGGCTGCTATTTCTTCTGTTCCAAGCATCCAAATTCTATCTCCAGTAACACCTGTTAATCCTACTGGCATACCATCGTCTCCTTCGATCCCACCACAGATTTCGCTATGAGCATAACTGTAATGTATAGCTTCTCCTGGAGTTATACCATGACTTAGCATTATTTCCTCTTGATCTTCTAATCGCATGTGTAGAGCAATATGCTCTGCAAAGCAATTTGTAGGGGTTGGAATAATTCTCATCTCAATGCACTTGCCTTTCTTGTAACTAATGCAACCCACTCACAAGTAGAAAATTTGCATGGATGAGCAGTATCATTTTTTATCTCAACAACACACCTTTCTCCTTTGGACATAATCGGAATATTAAATACTCCTTCCTTGTATCTATCGTCATCGCTGCTATATCCACCAGCAGGCAATGTACTGGTAACTAATGATTCCCTAACCCCTAAAACTGTTCCATCAAATTTATAAGTTGAAGTGTCTCTTCTTTCAGCAGTTACTTCAATATCAAAATAAGCAGTTTCGTGATAACGAAGTTTTGCATGTCTTACTTGAGTACGTTCAACATTGGCTGCTGCTTTCCCTCCACCAATCTCTTTATAAAGTTTAAATCTGGTAAATCTATATCTAAATTCATAAGCCTCACCAAAATAAATAGGCTTATTCCTCCAGTCACCATTGGCAACCATTGTTGTCCCTGAAGTGATCGTAGAAAGTAAAACTCCACCAGTAGAAGAAGAACTAAATCCACTCCAGGCTTGTGTCGTAGCTTCTGCCGCATAAGGCAGAGTCCATGTTGTTGTCTGAGCATTAGCGTTATAAGTTCCATTAGCAACTCTCATTGCTGTTGGAGTTTCAGTCTCAGTAGAAACTCTTCGATCTAAAAGCAATGGATAAGGAGAACCAGTAGGAGGTTCAGGACTTCTATCCTGCGCTGGCATCCTCTCTAAATAAATCTTCGTGCCATATCGAACAAGACAAAACAAAGTCTCCCTTACGCATAAGATTTGCAGAATTTCATCTGCTCCTGCAAAGTCCCAATATGACCAGCTTGATTGTGCTCTCTCTACACTATTTCCAGTGTTTCTTACGAAATACTTATAGACATAAATACGATCTTTAAACCCTGTCTTATTACTAACAGCAAACAAAGCATTACTTGTATCATTAACAGTTACTTTGTGAATACTACTTGGCACAAAAGCGGAGACATAACCACTTAAATCTTGTGCATCAGCAGTTAATGCCGTACCCGCACCTCTGACACTAAATTCTCTAAACTGGGAGAAATCACCATTAGCTTGAGTAAAGATAATACCTCCACCTGCCAGTTGTGGTCTAACATTTGTATCTATTTCAAACTGAGTTAGAACTGTTATCTGCGCTGTTGCTGGAGTTAGAACTGTCTCTGCTGCGTTGAATCTAAACTGATATTGTGAACTAAAAAGTATTAACTCGTCCTGGTAGGGAACTGCATATTTAAGAACTGATACTCGGTTATTACTGGCAACAACGTCAATCGGATCAGTATCTAAAACGGCTGTAACTGTTTCAGGAAAGAAATCAAAAAACGATCTAACCCTAGAAAGGATGACGTTTTCATCAGCAAGGAAACCTAGCCTGTTCTTGTAGATAAAGATGTCATTAATTGCATAGCCAATAAAGCTTGGATCTGGAGCAGTTGTTGTATCACCCGAAATCCGTTCACCCCAAGTTGGAATTACTACTGTGTTTTGCGTTGTCCCATTAGCAGGGCCGAAGTAAAAAGTACCGTTAGGAAGCCTGATCAAGAGATGAGGCATTAGGTCTTTATTGATCTTGTACTTATCTCCAGGCTTTACCGTTTCACTCCAAGTACCTTCTCCAAATGTTCCACTCTTAGGAAGGAAGGAGACATGGTAATCATCAAAAGAGTTTCCTGGATCACCTTCAATTGTTACTTGATAACCAGTTGGAGCGACAGTTGGTAACTCTGTAAAAGCCTGAACCTTGTCAAAAATTGCACTTATATCTGCACCACTACGAGCATCAGTTACAGATATAGTGATTGCGCTTGATGAAGTGACATGTATAACCGCACCACTACGAGCGAAAGATACGCCAGATAAAGATGCAAACCCAGTAATAATATTTTGGGCAATATCCTCGGAACTAATTCTGTTTTCTGTAACTGAGCTTCCATCACTAACGACTGGGGCGACTGCTGTTGTAACCGTGACTTCTGTTCCATTGACATTAACTCGGTAAGTTTGACCGTATGTCGCTGCCCTCACCCAAATTAGGGCTTCATTCGTGGCAGGTCTTGCAACAACAGGAGCGGTATCGCTCGTCATTGCTGGTACTTTTAGGGTATTGGTAATAAACGTATAGTCAGCAATTGTTACTGCTCTTATCTGGGATTTCGCATCAGTTACATTGCTTAAGTAGCTATATCCACCTGGAGCACTGACGGTTTGCTCTGCTCCATTTAAATCAAATACCTTGATACTTGAACTGGTAATAACTGCTAAATATTCCTCTGTGTTATCCCTTAAAACTTCATGGATAAAACAATCACCAAAATCTGAGTTAGATACAAGCGCTAGTGTTTCGCTTGGATCTCTTTTTCTTAACCCCTCAACAATTGAAGATGTCCCATTAACTTGTATCTCACCTTGAGATGGATCTCTTTGAGCGTCAGGTTGTTGGCTGACACCCTGAACAAGATTAGGAATGTTATATGAAACTAAGCTCATAGCCTGTAAGCAGTACTAATGCGTCTAGTCGCTAAGCCATAAGCAGGCTCATAAGTTGGGAACGGTAGATAGTTTCTTCCGCCTGTCAGTATGTTTGGCTGATCGACTTGCTGCTCCATTCGCTCAAGAACATTCAATGCGTCTTGCTCATCTTTTTGCGTATATTTAAAGAGGGCTTCAGATCCCAACATCCGATCTGCAAATACTCTTGCTGATCTAATAGTTACCCATCTATTAAACGGCTCTGGAGCCTCATCCCACGGAAGAAGCCAGATAACATCAGCCTTTACTTCTGTAACCGTAGATTCCATTGTATATAACCTTTTTTCTGTGTCGTATAACTTCTCTCCTCTTTGCACATAACGCCCTGCATAAAGATATGGATCTATCGCAAACTCAGAAATATTGGCAGGTATTCTTATTTCATTCGTTGTTGAATCTTTAGTAAAGGGATAATTGAACTCTGTATTCCAATGCCAACCTTTACCTTGGCCTTCTTTATGAAATTCAAGGAGAGTTCTTTCTGCAACCCTGGCATCCATCACCTGTTCGGTTTCAAGACTGTTGATTGGTTGCTCACCTATGTTTTCCAGTAGAACATTCACTGCATTTAAGAGCGTTGTTCTTCCAGGCGTTACTGCTTGATTTGCTATTCCCATTTAACTATTACAGGGCCGTTGCATACATCATAAACGACAAAAAAATAAGAGGCCAAATTAATGACCTCTTTTTCTTTTCTTTCCTTAATAAGTTTACTAAGGAATAACGATTTTGGTTGCAGATTCTGCTCTAAGAACTCCCATTCCTAGACTTTGCCTTGCGACCATCAAATCAGCTTGGTGCTGGACCTTGTACTCATTTCCAGTCATCTGTAGTTGAGGACTGAGAAGTGAAACAACTCCAACTGCTTCTTTGTTGAAGATCAGACCCTTACACTTGCTCAAGTTCTGAGCATAGTCAGCGTTGTGATCACCAGCGACAGCAGTGTATGCAGCTTGCGTAACGTGATTACTCGAATACAGTTTTATTCCTGCAACTTGTAAAGTTCTACCGTCAGCAATCGTTCCAGAACCACCGAAGTCAGCATTTATTGCACGACTTGATTGTGAGATTAAATAATAATCTTCTGGAGTGAATACAGCATACATATCATCGATGCCTACGTCCTTGCCTTCAAAGGCAACTCTTGCATCGAAGATTGCGTTAACTAGAGCATCACCTTTTTGCTGACGAGTAGCAGAACCACCTGTGTAGTCAGTACCAAGAGTAATACCGTTACCAGTTTTACCTGTGTTATGAGAAAGAGCTAAAGGCTCAGAAGAAACACTGGCAGCAGCGAAGATCATTCTCGCTACACGCTTGTCATACTCTTTAGCTAATGCACGACCAAGTTCTTTTGTATAAACCTGGCGAACATCGAAGTAAGACATTAATTCGTCTACTTCTAGTACCGCAACATCAGCAATCATCAATGCGTCAAGGCTGATAACCTTCTCATTTAAGTCAGAAGGATCATTACCCGTCCCGTCGATTGTGGTGCCTGGTTGGTGGTACCGAGCTAAAAGTTTACCCGTCACTGGAAAGGCAATCGATTTGCCTCCTCGGATGTTCCTTTCCCTAGTCTTACCTTTGAATACGGTAGCCGTTTCAAAAGCATCTAAAACCTCGGCAGCACCGAGTTTGAGCATCAAAGCTCTATCCGTATCTAGGCCAGAAGCTCCCGCTCCCCAAGTCGCAGCGGAGCCACGAATTTGACCAGTACGGCTGAGAACAACAGCCATGAGATTGGTTAGTTAAATTGAAAAAATACTTTTTAGATCGCTCATACCATTGCTCTCACAGGTTATCCGCCTAAGCGGGCCTGGTGCTTTGGATGCTATCTGCTTACTAAGTTATCAAAAAACATCAGAATTTGCCATTGTTCTTGCTATTTTTTCCTGGTAAGCAGAGTCAACATCGTATAACCTTTGCCCTTTATCGTTCTTTTTATTCATTGCATCTAACACTTGCTGCTTACTTGTGAACTTTTGAACGCTTGGTTCAGTTCCACCCCCGTATAGCTTTGGCTCAACAACAGCATTAGGATTACCCATCATTCCCTGCATTGCTCTTAACGCCCATATCGCCGCATCTTTATTGCTATCAGCAATCTTGTTGTATTCATCAAGCATCCCTTTATCTAAATTCTTACCTGCCCATTCAGTTACATCCTGGAACGCCTGATCGCCTCCAATTGCACTCCTGACATCTACGCCATCTTGCTCGCTTAACGCTGGTGTATCGCCTTGTGATGCCTGTGCAGACTGAATGTAATTATCTATTACGTCTTTCGATACATTAAAGACTTCAGCAAGAGCTTCATAAGATTCACTGACATCTTCTCCAGCATCGGCTTTCTGCATAACAGCAGCCATATCTACTCCTTTTTCGGCAAGAGCAGCTACGTTTTCTTTCCCATAAAATTCACCAGCGGCTTCTGGCGTATAAGAAAATTCTTCAGTGGTTTCTGCTGGCTCTTCAGAGGAAGGAGTTCCAGGAGCTTCAGCCTCTTGAGGCTGCCCCTTCATTTTCTCTAACGCTTGATAAGCCTTGATAACATCTTCTCTTGAGGCGTTCTGAAACTTCTCAGGTATAGAAGACTCGCTTTCTTGAATTTGCTCGACAAGTGTCTCTTGTCCAGGGGCAATCATGCCCTCTTGTTGTTCTGGTACTGAAAGTTGTGGGGTTTCGGTCATGGTTGCTCAGGAGGTTGTTCTTGGGACATTTGCATGTCCTGTTGGGTTTGTGCCGCATTGGCAAGTTTTTGGGGATCTGCCATCCCGCCCTGCATTGCCTGAGCTATTAATGCTTGCTGCTGCTGTTGTTGCATTTCTTGCATTAACTCTTGCTCTGACTTAACAAGGCCGACAATATCGATACCCATTGAGTACGCCAAACGCTTAATCATTTCTGATGGCTTGACGTATTGAGCCAGGGCTTCTGGCCCCATTGTCTGTCCAAGTGTTTGGACAAACCTCACTAACTGTTCAAGATCATTTCCTCTGCCAATAGCGGCTAAACCAACCGTCATAACTACCTTCACATAGTTCTCATCCATCTTTGGAACTTTGCCTTCTCTCTCTAAAATATTAAGCTTTCTGGAGACATAAGGATATTGAAATTCGCTCGTTAAAATAGAGTAAATAGAACCCAAAGAGTTCTCTATTTCCAAGGCTTGCAGTCTTATTTCTTCGGCTGTAACTCTCTCTGCATCTCTAGGATTAGATAACATAAATGCCTGAGAAAGTCTTGCCTCTATTTGTTGTTTAGCCTGCATCGCTACTGACATGTCCTGACTTTTTTGAACTTGCAAAGCCAGTACATCATTAGGATCTCCCGTCACAAAACTTCCATTAGGAGCCTTTGCTAAATCAGCGGCCTTCGTAACCCCTGAAGGCTTAGTCAGAAACAAAATTTTCGATGAGGCTAAAGCTGATTCCGCTACTGCTTGCTGTAATGCCTCTACTGTTTGAAGATCAGCCAGAGCAGCAGATTCCACATAGCTCACCCCGTAGGATGCCCCATCGATCTTCGTCATCCTCAATGGGATCCAAGGAGAGACATCCACAGGAGAACGGCCCTCGGTACCAGGGATAAGCCTGTTCTTTGCTTCTTGATGCCAGCTAACTTTTCCTCCTTCCCATTTGATATGTGTATAGATACGACACCTTTTTTCACGATTTGCTTTTCCAGGTAACTGCTCTTGGCTTTCAATTCCCTTAAGTTCATCATCTTCCTCCGATAGCATTTGTTTTACGACATCAGGCAATACCTCATAAGCCATTTCTTCAGCAACAACTGCCTGAAGTGGATTACCCATTGGATCTCTCTGCACAACAAACTTGTTGAGATGGAAGACCCTTAATCCTTCTGAAGAGACATAAAGCAAAGCATTGCCGCTGACAAGCAGATGTAGAAGTGCTTCATGGAAAACTGTTCGATCATTACTTGCTTCAATCTCTCTCAATACCATCCTTTCGATCTTGCTTAATGCTTCTTCTGTCTCTGATCGTTGCTCTGGTGTAACTCCTTCTTTTGCTAACTGACCTTCATCAAGTGAGAACCTAAAGAACTGTTGTGTTGGGGGCAGTAATGCCAACAACATGCGTGACGCTAAGTTCAAAACACCTCTGGCACCGATTCCATTCCAAGGAACTGGATAATCCTCTTTTGAATCACTAGAAAGATCATCAGAATCCTTGATTAGGTAGGGAATTGTTAGACGAGAACAACTCCTAGCCCGATCAAGGTAATAATTCCTTTCAAGCGACAAAGATTCATATATTTTTGCGGCATAAAACTCAGTTTGTTTTGATGCTTTCTTGGATTTGGAATAAGCCATTTAGTTAAACAGAGATGTTTGTACCTGCTCCTCTTCCAGAAGCACCTTGAGAAGCAATTCTCAAAGAAGCTTGTGTTGTTTTTGCAGACTTAGTTCTACCTTTCTTTGTATTGACCGCTGCTGTTGGCGCTGACTTACGTTGCTGAGAAAGAATTTTTAAAGAACCAGTTACAGCCTTACCTCTTGCTCTAATACCTGCAAGTTTCGCTTCGTTTTCTGCTCTTAAACCTGTTGCCGTTTCATCTTGATCGGCTAAAACCCTTGCCTGATCTGCTTCCATTTTAACTAACTGCGCTTGTTGTTGAGCAGCAGTTGCCTGCCTAGCTTCTGCTAAAGCAGCTAATTTCTTTCTTCTTTCCTCTGCTTTACGATCTGCTTCTTGCTGCGCTTTCTTTGCTGCATTTTCAGCAGCGGTTACGCCAGAAACATCTTTTACTGTATTCGTAACCTTCTTTACTCCATAGCCAACAACGTCATTAGCAAGATTTCCAACACCTTTGAACACATCTGTCACAGTGTTTACAACAGGAGCGCACATTACGCATAACCTCCACTAGAAATATTGAGGCCAGCACCAGCAGCAGCAGGAGCGGCGGACTTACCAATCTTTAAAGTCTTAGTTCCAGTCTTTTTCTTTGTTCTTGCCGCAGTTGTTTGAGCGCCTTCTGGCATAGCGGTTTCTTGAACTGTTGTGGCATAAGCCGTATTTTGTTGAGCGGCAGAAGCAGCAGCGGCAGCAGTTGCTTCGCTAGCCAATCGTGCCTGTAAATCTTCCGTATCTTGATTTGCCTGATCAATTTGAGCTTGTAGCTGACTTTGGAATTGACTTTGTTGATCAGAGATCTGCTGCTGGAAAGCGTCTAATGATGCTTGGTTTGCATCAATATCTTCCTGACTTGGCCCCTGATAGACAATATTCGGGGCTTTTGCTCCAAAACACATGATGAGTCCTCCTTAAGTGATGTTTAGGCCAGCGCCAGTAGCCGATTTTTTGGCGACCTTGCGACCAATACGCAAGCTTTGCTTTCCTTTAACTTTTTGCAATCCTCTATCTCTTGCTCCGATTGTGAAATTTGTTGCTGATTCTTCTGGTGGTGGTGGGCCAGCCATTTCAGCAAGCATTTTTGCCTGACGATCTACATTTTCCGCTCTAATTCTTGCTTGTTCATTGACTTTTGTAAGAACAGACTGCTTCTCAAGCCTTGCTGTATTTAATTGTCCCTGGACTAATCTTGTCTCATTATCAATCTGACGTTGAATCGCTTCTTTCTGCAAATTAAATTGCTTATCGTAAGCGTTGTAATCAGGTTGAGTAATTGTTGCTGCCTTTCCACCAAAGCACATCAGACCACCTCCGTCCCTAATGGATTTTGAGCCTGCTCTTCATATTGGTTTTGAAGCCAACGAACAACAGAGACTTGCCCTGAGCGATACCACACTTCTTTTTCAGACAAATTAATATCAGGAGCTTGATCAGGAAACTTTTCCATCAAAGCAACTAACAGTTTTTGATCGATTGGCGGAAGGAAAGCCACTCTAAGGGGTTGTAATACTTATAAGAATATCGGTAAAAACGCTTTTTTGTAACCTATGTTTATGATCTAATTAAATATATACGCCCTTGTAGAATGAAAGACATCACCGAAAAGCTTGCAGATATACACGAATTGATAGTCGATCAGGTATTTGAAGACCTACAAAATGGAGATCGAAAGGCAAGACAAGAAGCAATGATGCTTCTCAAGCAAAATAATGTAACTGCTACAGCAGCAGAAGGTACGACACTAAGAAAACTACAAAATAAATTAGATTTTTCTGGTATGGCAGACAAAGTTGTACCGCTTAAACTCCCAGACTCCGTTTCCTAACTCCTCCATAAGATCTACCTGCTGCTTGTTTCTTAGTCCAACCCATACAAATTGAATCAATAGATCCAATAGTTTCATCTCTCCAGGCATCTAGCTCTGCTTCTGCAAGAGAATCTGCTCTAGCTCTTCTTTGAACTTGCTGATCTAACGCTGCGCTTTCGACAAAAAAACCAACTGCTATTGCTAAAGCATCTAAACGGTCATCAAAAGATAAACAAGCTCTTTCTTGAGTAAGTCTTGAGCCTTGAAAAAATAAAGAACGACTATATCCATGTTCAGGATCTTCATCATGCAATCGATAATCCTGCTTAACGACCTTACTTGTAACAATTAATCGGTGTTGTTGTATCAAAGGGCCAAGAGTATCGCAGAGGCGTTGTTCTTTACGGGTGTTATGTCTGACTTCTTCAATAGTTACAGGATGTTCTCTCATTAAGTGTGGTTTTAAGAGGGCGGAGAACATTCCATCACCCATATTTGATTCAGCCACGACATAATTGACTTCCCATTTCTTAGCAACCTTTGCTAAGTGCATTAAAACTTCATCGGCATAACCAAGAGTGGAACCCCCACTCTCTAAAAGAAACATATTTCCATTTAATTCTGCTAAAACTGACCAAGCTAACTCGTCCTGTCCTCTTCCAGCAGGATCCACCGATAACACACAACGCCAGTGTTCATCACGTGTTACCCAACCATTATGAAAGATTGGCTTGTGATAAAACCTATCCGCACCCATCCCAACGCATACCAAATCTTGCAGTCGTTGATCTGGTTGATTAGACCAAACGACAGTTTCAGGAAGGGCTGTTCCATCTATATCCATCACCATCAAATCACCAAGACGAATAGGGAATCTATCGAGATTAGCTAGTCTCGTATTGAGCATGAACTGCAACTCAAAAGAAGCCTTTGTCATAGAGGCTTTTCTTTGGAGAATATCTTCGTGACCAAATCTTTCTGGATCCGTAGGCTCCTCCTGGAGAGCGATGTCCGAGATGACCTCCTCTTGGATCGCAGGATCGAGGTTGCCCTCGTAGCAATCAAAGTCCTTGGGATACAACGCAGGCCAGTATCTAGCCGAATAGTTCCTTTCTCTTACAAGACGAAGATAAATTGATGTCTCAGTATGAGGCGTACCTAGATAAATAATCTTCCGAGGTAATAACTGACCTTCATCAGGTTTAATGATT